TGCATGTTTTCCCATGGTTGGGTAAGCGCCAGTGTAAAAGCTGGCGTTTACTTTTTAATTAAAATTAAGTATAATTACGCATGGAAAAAGTAAATATTCAAGATAAACAGGAGCAATGGCCAGGACTTAATCCTGCCCTTGTTCAGGTTGATAAATTAATCCCCTACGCAAACAACAGCCGCACCCATTCGGATGCACAGATTGACCAAATTGCAGCCTCCATAAACGAATGGGGGTTTACAAATCCTGTTTTAGTGGATGAAAAGAACACAATTATTGCTGGGCATGGAAGGCTGCTGGCGGCTCGTAAGCTAGGGATTAAGGAAGTGCCATGTATCATTGCCGAAGGCTGGACTGATGCGCAGAAAAAGGCTTATGTAATTGCTGACAATAAGCTGGCACTAAATGCGGGGTGGGATGATGAAATGCTCGCGCTAGAAATTGGCGAGCTTGAGGGCATGGATTTTGAATTGTCCCTGCTTGGCTTTGATGATGCAGAGATGGCTGCGTTAATGCAGGACACCACCGAGGGGCTTACAGACGAGGACGCGGTTCCTGATGTTCCTGAGCAGCCCGTCACGATCTTGGGCGATATATGGATGCTTGGCGAGCACAGGCTTATGTGCGGGGATTCAACGGACGCAGGGAGTGTCGCGCTGCTTATGGACGGGCAGAAGGCTGATCAACTAGTCACAGATCCTCCGTACAATGTGGATTATACCGGGAAAACTAAGAAGGCCCTTAAAATTCAGGGAGATTCTATGGGGGACGCACCATTTAGGCAGTTCCTGACCGATGCGTTCACAAACGCTTATTCCGTTATGAAGGCTGGCGCATCATATTACATCTGGCATGCAGACCTTGAGGGGTATAATTTCAGGGGAGCTTGTAAGGACTCTGGACTAGAGGTTCGCCAATGTCTTGTGTGGAACAAAGATACAATGGTTATGGGCAGACAAGACTATCACTGGAAGCATGAGCCGTGTTTGTATGGTTGGAAAGAGGGGTCTGGGCACTTGTGGGCTTCTGACCGTAAACAAACAACCATCATTACTTGTAAAAGACCATCGAAAAGCGAGCTTCACCCTACAATGAAGCCAGTCGAGCTTATGGAATACCAAATAAAGAACAACACAAAAGGAGAGGACATAGTCCTAGATTTGTTCGGAGGTTCTGGCTCAACCCTACTCGCCTGTGAGAAGACAAACCGCCATTGTCGCATGATGGAGCTTGATCCTAAATACTGCGATGTAATCATAAATCGCTGGCAGGACTTCACAGGCAAGAAAGCAACAATGGCGGGCGATACGTTTGATGACGTGGCCGCTGCAAGGGGTGTGAAGATCAATGGCTAAGGGCAAGGGTAGGGGCGTAGGCAGACCGCCGATTGTAGATGAGATCGTAGTACAGAAATTAGAACAGGCGTTCTCCAATGATCTCACTGACTTAGAGGCTTGTTTATACGCGGGGATTTCAAAGTCCACTCTGTATAACTATCAGGAGAAGCATCCTGAATTTGTGGACAGAAAGGAGCTGTTGAAAAATGCTCTTTCTCTGAAGGCAAAGAACAACATAGCCCGCAAGATCAATGAAGGGGATGATGATGCCTCCCAATGGTGGCTGGAGCGCCGCAGGAAGCAAGAGTTTAGCCTACGGACGGAACAGACTGGCGCGAATGGCGGCGCGCAGGAGCATGATGTGCGTGTCAATGACGTATCAGACATTAAAGCTAAAATACTGAGGGCAATACCTGATGACCAACTTGCCGCAATCCTTGCCGGAGATAACGACAGAGGATCTGATACAGGAAGCGCAGAATAGAAAATTCAGGCGCAAAGACTACTATTTTCCGGACACTGGCAATCTTCGCCGTGAGCTTTATAAAAAGCACACTGATTTTATAGCATCCACAAACTTATATCGTGAATCCTGCTTTATGGCAGCAAACCGTGCGGGGAAGTCAGAAACGGGCGCATATGCGGTTGCGACATGGCTAACTGGGGAGTATCCCGACTGGTGGAATGGCAAGAGATTTAATCGCCCTGTTAATATTTTGGTATCAGGCGAAACTGGAAAGCTGGTTAGGGATTCTATCCAGAAGAAGTTAATGGGCGAGCCTAACGCGATAGGCACTGGCATGATACCGCGTGATTTAATCATAGAGAAAAAGCCTAAATCAGGCATCCCAGACGCTATCGACACTGTTCGCGTCAAATGCGCGCTTGGTGGTGAAAGCATTTTGCAATTTCAATCATATGACCAAGGCAGGGAAGCGTTTCAAGCTACGGAAAGAGATGTTATTCTTGAGGACGAAGAGCCGCCCATCGCAATTCATAACGAAAACCTTATCCGCACTATGACGACTGGTGGCGTTGTCCTGCTGACGTTCACCCCGTTGAAAGGCTTATCTGAAACAGTTATTTCCATGCAAGAAAAGGCCGAGCGGGGGATATGCTCAGTCATTCGGGCGACATGGGATGACGCGCCGCATTTGGGCGAAAAGGAAAAGGCCGAGTTGATGGCGGCTTTGCCACCGTATCAAAGAGATGCGCGGTCTAAGGGCATTCCGCAGCTAGGAAGCGGAGCTATATATCCGATCCCAGAGAGCGAGTTTACGGTTGAGCCGTTCGCAATACCGAATCATTTCAAGGTTGTGTATGGAATGGATGTGGGCTGGAATAACACTGCCGCGTCTTGGTTGGCGCATGACTTAGAAAACGACATTGTTTATGTTTATGGAGAGTATAAAAAGGGTCAGGCAGAGCCTGCCGTTCATGCGTCATCGATCAAATCTAGGGGTGACATACCGGGTGTGATTGATCCGGCATCAAGAGGCAGATCACAGAAGGACGGAGAACAGCTTATAAGGCTATATGGGGAGCAGGGATTGCGGCTGGTTGCCGCCGACAACACCGTAGAGGCTGGAATATTTGACGTTTATGAAAGACTTACGACTGGCCGCCTGAAGATATTTAGCACTTGTGTAAACACACTGGGGGAAATTCGGCTATATCGGCGGGATGAAAAAGGCAGGATCGTCAAAGAAAACGATCATATTATGGACTGTATAAGGTACGCGATACGGTCAGGATTAAAGCTTGCTGAGTATTTTAAAAAACAACCGACCACAGACCCCTACGCCGCAGCGCGAAATGTGGCAGGATGGATGTCGTGATGATTAATGCCATTGACGCAGAATTAACCAAATGTTAATATATTCGTACCTCGGCTAATGCCGATTTTACCCTATGCCCCGTTAAGAGGGCAGACCGCTTAGGCGAGTTGAACAGTCATTGTCGGATATAGTTTCGTCAGCCAAATCAGGCTATGAAAGCGCAAAAGATCACTGGTCGGGCGTTTATAGCGAAGCCCGTGACGATCTGCATTTTATTTCCGGTGAGCCGGGCTGTCAGTGGGATTCTAAAGATTACGAGCATCGCCGCCGCAAGAAGCGCCCCGCCCTTCAGGTTGATCAGATCACCCAGTTTGTTAATCAGGTTTCCAACGATATTCGGATGAACACGCCAAGTATCGACGTTATCCCCCATAGCGGCGGGGCTGACATTGAAACTGCTGAGATATATCAAGGCATTATCAGGGATATTGAGCATAACAGCAGCGCGGATGATGCGTATGATTACGCGGTTAATTCGGCGGTCAAGTGCTCCATTGGGTATTTTCGCATCGATCATCGCTATAAGGACAGCAATTCATTTGATCAGGAGCTGTTTGTCGAGCGGATTACAAACCCTCTGGCGGTTTACCTTGACCCATCCAGCACGAAGCCTGATGGCAGCGATGCTATGTGCGCTTGGTTTTTGGACGAGATATCAGTTAAGGAATTTAAGGACAAATACAAGGGTTTTGATCCGGTATCTTTTGACGGCGACAATCCCGGCGATAATGAAGATGGCAATATTACGATCTGCGAATATTTCAAGATCGAAGAAACGCCGATCACGCTTGCCAAGCTTCAGGATGGCAGCATCGTTGAGTTGGAAGACGGATCACCTGTTGAGGCGGTTGATACAAGGGATGCGACCAAGCGCACTGTGCGGCGCTATCACCTGTCTGGCGCTGATGTCCTGAACGAAACGACGTTCCCCGGCGACTACATTCCGCTTATCCCCGTTTACGGTGAGGAGGCATGGATTGACGGAGAGCGCCACGTTCATAGTCTGATACGCAAGGCCAAAGACCCGCAGAGGCG